TCAGACCCGTCCGGCAGTGGCCGCAAAGAGCGCAATGGCGGCGGCATTGGAAACGTTGAGCGACTTGATCGGGCCGGGCATGTCCAGCTTGACCATCTCGTCGCAGAGTTCGCGGGTGCGCTGGCGCAGGCCCTTGCCCTCGGCGCCCATGACGATGGCCATGGGTTGGTCGTCGGTGCGGGGCTTGAGCTGATGTTCTGATTCAGAATCAAAGCCCAGCACCAACATGCCGCGGGCCTTGAGCTTTTCCAGTGCGTCGCCCAGGTTGCGGACCTCGATCATCGGCACGAGGTCGAGTGCGCCCGAGGCCGATTTGGCCATGACGCCGGTCTCGCGCGGCGAATGGCGCGCCGTGGTGATGACGGCATCGGCGCCAAAGGCGCAGGCCGTGCGCAGGATGGCGCCGACATTGTGCGGATCGGTGATCTGGTCGAGCACAACCACCAGCTTGAGCGGGTGGATGTCGTCGAGCCCGAAGCGGCTCACCGGATCGACCTCGAGCGCGGCACCCTGGTGCACGGCATCGTCGCCCAGCAGCTTGTCGAGCTCCTTGGGCGTGGTCTCCTTGACCGGCACCTTGCCGATCTCGCCGGTCTCCTTGAGGCGCATCAGCGCATTGGGCGTGGCCAGCAGCACCTTCTTGATGCGGTTCTTGTTGTCCAGCGCGGCGCGCACGGTGTGCAGGCCATAAAGATAGACCGGACCGTCATCGGGATTGTAGCGCGGCTTGGGCGGAAATTTATTGAAGCTCATGGCGCCAGCCGTAGCGCCTTTGTGGCGGGGCAGCAAGCGGCTCGCCCGCGCTGTCGCGCCGGGGACAGCAGTTTTGCGTCATGGGGAAGGGCGATGGTGGAGGGGACTGCTCTGCACCACATTATAGCGATCAATGACTTGGCGTGGCTAACCTGCCGGATACCGCTCATTGATCGAAAACGGCTTTCTGCCAGGGTTGGCTAACCGCCAATCGCCTTCATTGCTCTGTCGGCCAGTTTGATCTGATCAGCTGCCGCCGTATAGCGGGTGACCTCCTTATCGGTCCGGTGCCCTGTGATGGCCATGATCTCCTTATTGCTGCACCCTGCCTCGGCCATGCGCCGGGCCGCTGCCTTGCGCAGCCCATGCGAAGTGCATTCCGGCAGTCCCGCTGCCGTGCACCACTTGCGCATCCTGTTCCCAAATCCATTGGCCGTGAACGGCTTCCCGAACTGCGTCAGCAGGATCGGCATATCCGTGCGCTTAGCGCTGGCGAGTATCTCTGCCAGGTCAGGGTGAATCGGGATCGACAGCAGCGCGTCGGTCTTGATCTGGTGCACGCGGATCCGGTCATTGGCGATGTGCTGCCAGCCCATCTTGACCATGTCCGATCGGCGCTGGCCGGTGTGCAGCATCAGGCCCATGGCCAGACGCGCGCTCGTGCCTATGGGGTAGGCTTCGCAGAACTTGGCAATGTCCTCTTCCGACCAGGTGTGGAAGCCGTCACCGGAGGCCTTGAAGCCTCGGACGCGATAGGTGGGGTCGTCGGACCGCCACTCGTCATCCATGGCCAGCTTCATCAGCACGCGAAGGCGATCGAGCAGATTGTTCGCCGCGGCCGGCGTGGCCGACATGGCGCCGATGATGGCTTTGATATGAGCGCGGGTGAGGGTGGCGACCTGCTTGTCGCCGTGGACCTGCCGAAACCGCTCGAGCATGTTGCGATAGGTGCGCTTGGAGCTCTCGGCCAGGCCGGTGAATTCAGGCGTGCCGTAGTAGACAGCGATCAGGGCAGAGATGGTGCCGGGTTTGGTCTTGGCGCTGGTGCGGACGCGCTTCTCTGGCTCGCCAGTTCGTGCCCGCTCGTATTCCTCATGCCAGCCGTCCTGGCCGGGCCTGGTCGTCAGATAGACTGTGGGCTGACCCTTGGCGCGATAGCGCAGGTGCCACTGGCCATGCCGATCCTTGAACTCAGTGACGCCCTTTGGCAGGCCGCTTTTCTTCGGCATTGAAAACCACGTCCCATTCGTTGGCCGGGGATGCATCTTCACCCGCCTCGCCAAAATCCGCAACGATCCTGCCGGACCTGTCGATAACCACGCGCTTGACCGCCATGCCGGCGGCCTTGGCGCCCTTCAGGAGCTTGCTGATATCGCCCTGCGTGAATGCCGCCGGCTTGGTCATTTCGGGGCCTCCTGGGATAGGCCGGCGCAGAACTCATCGGCCTCGTGAACGCTGATCGAGTAAATCTGGTCGTAGTCGATCCAGTGTTCCTTGATGATTTTCAGCAGTTCGGAAAGCTGCTCGATGTGCTCTCGTGCTGCCTTTAGCTGGGCTTCTGCAGCCAGCATCGTGCGGATTTCTGTCCGCATCTTGTCGTAGCCTTTGCCCTCAAATCCGGCCTCTTCTAGAGCTGCCACCATCGGGTAGATATGATCCGACCAGCCCACGGTCTGAAATCCGATGATGCTGTTGCGGATGGCGTCGATCTTCTCCAACGCCTCACGCAGCCGCGCATTCTCCGCAGTTACTTCGGTCAGGACGCGACGGATGCCGTCTGTGCGCTTTTCCCCGCCCTTGACGCCGAAGTCTGAGCATATGGACTGTAGCTCGGTGAGCGTGGCCTCAAACAGCGCATACCGCTCCACCAGATCGCCCGCCCCTTCTAGATTGTCGGTGGGGGTCATGACAGCAGGCTCCATTTCTCGATCTTGCGGGTGGCGCTGCGCTGGGGCTCGGCCTTGGCGAATCCACCGGATGACTTGAACTGCGATGGCTTCCGCATTCCGTTGTGCCGATCGGCCATGCGTTTGCCCTTGGCCTGCATGGGGACGTCATAGGATCTGGTCTTGAAGCTGTGGCAGTCGACGCAGCAGGTGACCGCGTTCTCCAGCACATCGCTGCCCTCGTCGGTCGCCGGGATAGGATAGTGGTCGATCTCGACGCGCTTGCCGTCCAGGAGGGCGTTGCAGCGCTGGCCGGGGCGAAGGCCATAGACTGCCCCTTCGGCCTCACAGAAGCCGCCGGAGCGCTCCCGAGCGAGGCGCTTGACCTTGGCGGAGAAGTTATGGCGCGGCATCTGCTCGCCCCTCTGCAGTCAGATGGAAGCGAGGCAAAGCCCCATCGTCAGCTTCCTCGCGAAGCCTTCCCTTGCTCCTGAGAGACTTCAGCGTTGATCGAACCAGTGGCTCTGCCCATGCTTCATCATCAGGACACCATGAGCCTCCTGCCTTAGCGATAAGGTGGAGCATACGGGCTTCGTCGGGAGACAAGCGGCGGGTCATTGCTGCACCCCGCGCCGCTGGCGGTATTCGGCCGGCGACACAACGCGACCGTCGGCGGCGTGCCATGACAGACCGCCCAGGCCAATGCCGATAGTCCCGTCCAAGATCAGTTCGGCCCCATCGGCCATGAATCTATCAAGGTGTTCCGGGCTGGCGGCCAGGCACGAAATAATCTGGCCAGCCGTCTCAACGCCACCGACGCCGGCGGCATCGCTGAATGCCGCCGAAACCTCTGCCACGCGGTTCAGGAATTCCAATGCGGTCGTCATGCCACTTGCTCCGTCTTCACGACTTCACCCACCGGCAATCCAGTCTCCACATATCCATTTCCCTTACGAGATAGGATCACAGGAACACGGGTCCAGTTGCCGTTGACCATGGTTATCTTGGTGGTGGTGAGGGTCATTCAACCGGCTCCCAATGGTCGATCTCGTATTCCTGGGCGAGGGTGCGCGCGGCGCTGCCGGACCAGTCCCAATCGGGATGGCCGAACTTCACGCCGCCATTGTCCTGCCGGAACTGCTGGTAAACCTGCACGGCCATATCGTGCGCCCGTTTGTAGGGCAGCGGCGGGCGCGACCGGTCGATCAGCTCTGCTGTGATCTTTAGGATGAACCCGGCCAGCGAAAGGCCGTCATCGCTGCCCTTGCGCACGGTATCCATGATCGCGGCCTCGATCAGGTGATCGAAGGCGCCCGCGTCAAAGTCTTTCAGAACCTGCGCTGCCGCCTGCTCGCCGATCTTGCGCCCGATGCGCCCGCCGATTGCCTTTGCAAACCAGCCCATCAGAACGCTCCCCATATCGGCGCATCAAACCGAGCCCAGAACCCCGTAGCAATCAGCAGAGCGCCCCAAGCAAGGCAGAGAGTGGTGGAGAGGGTGGAGGTCACGATCCGGACCTCTCGGCAAGCATCGCGTCAGCCATGTCGAAAGCCCACGACGCCGTTGCTGCATACGGCTCACTATCGGCATCCGGTCGCATCAGGTACGCAGTGAGCGCTGCCATGGCGAACCGGTCGCGCAGCGTTTCGGCGCCGGCGTCGAGGCGCGCGAGAATTTCGCTGTTCATGGATCGGCCATTGGCGTCCGCAGCGCCCCTGATAGCTTCACGCATCCCGTCAGGCATGCGGAGCGGAAACTGGTCAGAGCCTCGGCTCGGAACGCGGCTCATTCTGCCGCCTCCACGTTGTCATGGTTCAAATCCGTATCGCCTTCGACAGCGGTACGGGCGTAGAAGTCTGTGATCTTGTCGGTGCCGCGCCGGGCCTTGCGCTGGATCAGCATTTCCGAGGCGCGGTCTGGCCCGTGCTCATCGAAGTCCTTGCGCCACTGAGCCATATCGGCGTTGTGCTCGGCATGCTTCCGGCGGTGCTCCGCCTTCTCTTCGTCGGTCAGGGAATTGAACGCTGCCAGGCGTATCTCGGCATTGGTCTTGCGAGCCGGCCGATAGCCGAGCTGTTCCATCTTGCCAACTTTGCGAACTCCACGCGTTGCCATGGTTTCAGCCTTCCTTGTTGAGATCACTGAGAGAGAGCTGCAGCCGCCCTTTGGCGCGCAGACTGTCCTGGGAGAGATTTCCGCCATTGCCGTTGCCGACGAACTGGCCGCCGATCATGTCGCCAGTCTCATCACGCTGGATTGAGGCAGCCAGTGCCGCCGCGTCATGCGCGACCTGGTGGAATGCGGCCAGCTGGCGTTCGGAAATCTCAGGCACTTGGATAAATCGGCGGGCTGGTTATTGGCCGGGCCCGCCGCCCTGGAGGGGAAAGGGGTTAAGCGGCCGAGGCCATCAGCAGCGGTTGACCGGGCTTCGCAGCAATGAGGTCGGCATAGCGTTGGTGAATTGGCTGCCGATCGACGAAAGTCGGTGCTAGGCCGATGATGCTGGAGACCTCGGCGCGCACTTCGGCCAGCAGGTCAGCCTCGCCGTCCGTCAGCATGCGGGTTGGCCAGCCCTTCACGTAGAGCATGTCCTTCGTCAGCCGCTTCTCGGCGGCGACACGACGGGCGGCGTTGACCTTGGCCAGTGCCAGACGATCAGCCAGTTCACCTCCCAGCAAGTGCGGCGCTACATCGCCGAGCCAGCGGGAGCCCTGGAAGGCAAATGTGCTGTCCGCTTCAAGGGTGACTTGGCGGCGATATAGGTCATGTCCTTCGGGCTGTGCCGCTGCTGCAACCATGTCGTCAATGTTCGACATGATGCACCACCGGCATGACACTCGGCTCATCCCAAACACCCTGTAGGCAGGGTGAGGATCGAGGCCGCTTGCGTCGATCGCAGCAAAGACTTCATCGACCGACCAGTCGACTATGGGGCGCCAAGTCAAAATGCGCCTGTCAGCATCCCAAGCCGAGACAGTGGATTTGGATCGGGCAGCGCTTTCTGCCCGCCGTACGCCTGTCACGTTGATGATAGGCTGGCCCTTGAAGCGGCGCTTCAACTCAGCCGTGATAGGATGGGTTTTGAGTTCCGATGTGCAGAAGCGCATCGATGGCGTCGACCAACATGGCACCAGCGTCACCGTCGAGAGGGCCTCCCAGCGGTCTTTGCTCGACTGCCAGCGGCTTTCCCATCGCTCCATCAATCCGCCCGCCTTGCGGCGGACGGTGACCAAGCCGATGTCCAGGTGCCCCGCAAGGCGCTCGCAGACTGGGAAACTGTCTTTCCACTCGACAGAGCCGAGGTCAGCGTGGATCAGCAGGCGAGGCCCGCCATGCCCGACGCTGTCCAGGTAGGCGATTGTGGCGAGAGCGGCGGCCTGACTGTCCTTGCCGCCAGAGACCCCAATCGCCACGACAGCGCCTTGCTGGATCAAGTTATCGACTGCGGGGCATTCCGCGACGGATGGCTCTGTTCTCATCTTTCATCCCCGTCATCTGCCAAGGCGGCCTGCCTGGCTGGTGATATGGAATTTAAATCCAATTGGGGAGGGTGTCAACAGGAAATGGAATTATCTTCCAACTGACGATTCCGACTCGACTCTGCCCTCGCCTCATCCCTTAATGAGAACGTAACGAGAACAAACCGGAGGCGGTTATGTGTGATGGAGCATCAGTGTTGCTTCACGTCCGCTGCGGCGGGTGCGCGAAGCTGTACCAGCAGACCGTGATCTTGCCGGCGGGGCAGGGCGTCCCCCGGGATGGAGACGAGCTTATGGAATACCCAGAGGTTCGGAACGCGAACTTCCAATGCCCCAAGTGCGAGGCGCCCTATGCCGAGATCGTGGCGTTCAAGGTGAGGGAGACGAACCGTGCAGCATGAGGTCAACCAGTTCATCGTCGTCGCGCCCGCCGGAATGGGGAAAGCCATCGAGTGGGCGGAGCCGCAACTGCGATCATACCTGGAGGGGCATTTCCCGCTCTATAGCTTCCGGATCGAGCCGTATGGTCCGTTTCCCGATGAAGAGGACTTCGCGGTCATACCGATCATGAGCCGATCGGCTGAGTTAGGGGAGCAGAAAGAGCCTGACCAAATTTTCTTGGCTCAGCTTGATCCTTCAGTGATTCCTGAAATTCGGCAGGTGCTCAGGGCATTCGACCCAAGTGGTCTTCAAGCCCACTGATCCTGCAATTCGACAACGCTCGTCGTCCTCAATCGAAAATGTTGGCCGTGCGCCGAAGCTTTGGGTCGGGAGTCGCCCCGGGAAGAGCAAAACTAATCAACCCTTGAACGTCATCCATATCGATCACGTTGACCCCAAGGCCGCGCAGACCCATGACCGCTTCGTCCTTGGCCTCTCTGGCGTACGGCTCATTCGGGTCGACCGCGTGGTCGATTGGCAGGAGGACGTGATGCGGCTCAAGCTTATTTTTTGCCACCAGGTGGCGTAAGCGTGCCTGCCAAGTTGCGCCGTGATCTATGATGCCGATTGTGGACTTCTGAAGAAAAGCGAGGGGCTTTATCACCCGTGTGCCGTTGCTCTCGCTGCCCAAGTCGAACGAAATAGGCATGATCTCATCTTCGATACGTATCCTGCGATAGCCTCGAATAGCGTTCTTCTTCAGGGTTTGGCTCACCGAGCGCGTCAGCAGCGCCTCTCGGTATTCCGGCGTGACGAAGCTCCGCATCACGTACCGCTGATACAGTTCGTCAACGATGGACTTTAGGCTTCCATCGGCCATGATGAGGCGTACTTCACTAAACGTGACCGCGGATTCGCGCTCCTTAGTGAGGTGGTCAAATGCCATCCCGGCCGAAGTTCGCCGGTCTTGCTCTATGCGCTTGAATTCGAGGCGAAGGCCAGCGACCGTGTTCGAATACACAGCAGCATCGACGTCATGAAAGAAGCCGCTGATCCGGCGCAGCCTTCTCGGCGCAAGCTTGAAAGCAAAACGTTGAGTTGAAAACTGCAGCGCGACAATGCCAACATTGGCAAACTCGCCAGTTTCGACGAAAGGCCTAAATCTAACAATGCTGTAGCGTACTATCGTGCTCACAGCAGCGGCTCCCAAAATTCTTGCTGTTCATAAGCCCAGAGACGGGCGAAGATATCGTAAATGTGGCCCGGTGCCTGTTCGGTCCAAGCGCCAGGAATTTCCGCCGCTATCGAGTGCATACTTTCCAGAGCCAAAGACATATCACCCCGAATGGTATCAGGGAAAATCAAATCAACTGCGGGTTGCCGCCATCCTCTCTCGCAAACATGCAGAGGCGAATTCGCGACAAAATCGAAAGCCGGATCGAACGCCATATTGTGATCAATTACAACGGGCTGGGACTTCGCGAAATCGAAGAACAAGTTTGGATTGCCTTGACCATCGACACCCGTCCGGTCCTCGTTCTTGATCCAATAGTCGAAGAGAAACAGTCGCTGTTGAAAGGCTCTGGGTAGGCCCTTTAGCGTTGCGAGTGGCATCTCTACCATAGTTGGCACCGCTCTCGATGCAAAACACCACCCAGTTCCCAAGGAGCTTCGCGCTCCAGCATCGAAGTCCAGCATTTCTGCTGGCGCCTGCGCTAAGCAAAACTCCGGGATTGGTAGGCCGAAGGCTCTGCCCAAAGTTCCGGCTACCAGCTCGTTTATCAGTCCTGTAGCTAGGGCCTGCCGGCCCTTTACGAAATAGGAGAGGCCATCTGAGAGCGTACAGAGGTAGGGCGTCGTCATCCCACTCTCAGCGGGCCTGATGATCTCGCGAATTGTCTGATGCGAGATTTCGGCCGTCATCAACCCGGCAGCCTATGGATGATATCCCTCACCAGCCCCACGATGGCCACCTCGACCCCGTTGTCTTCCCAATTGTCATGTTCAACGATGATGGGCTTGTGCTTAGGGTTCGTTGACCGCGGCTGGAATTCAATCCTGTCTTCGAACCACTCCACCTGCTTGACCGACAGCTCACGCTCCTGGCCGCCGTTCTTTGATCGTTGGATGACGACCACCAGGCCGTTGCGAAGGGGCGACCGGCTGGAGATCTCGTCATAGTCGATCGCGACCAGGCGCGACCCGGGCGTGATCGGATGGGGCTTCAGGTCATTCATCGAATCCCCAGCTACGTCATAGACCCGCTGCGTTGCGTCAGGAAACTTGTCGTCAGCGGGCACCGTGACCCACTCCGGATCATCCTGGGCGAGCTCGTCCACTTCGCGCCAGGCGCCCGCCTCCACAATGGCCACTACAGGAGCTGTACCGGCAGAGCGTGATACCCGCCGGATCTCGGCGCCCTCGGCCTCAATGCCTTCCTTGAGCCATAGCGCTGTCTTGTCAACGGCCTTGGCCAAGGTCTCGAGCACGTTGCCGCGCGGGTTGTCCACTTCGCCCCGAAGGTACTTGTTGAGGCTGTCGTAAGAGATGCCCGAACGCCGATGAAGCTCGGCCTTGTTCCAGCCGAGCTCGTCAATCCGAGCCTGAAGTCGTTCCCACCATTTCATGGCAAGAAGCATAGGTCAGGAAAATAATTCCGAATTGGAATTATCAGGCATTGAAACTGGAATTTAAATCCAGTATGACATTGGGCATGGAAAGCACCCTGACAGTTGCCCAGATCATCAAAATGGCCGGCGGCCCTGCTGCAATCGCGGAAGCGAGTGCGGGCGCTATCAAGAAGGACGCGGTCTACAAATGGCCGTCCATCGGCGTGCCTGACCGTCACTGGCAAATCCTCATTGAGCGGGCAGGGGTCACGGCAGAGCAGCTGTACGCGGCCAATCTCGGCGCGCGCGGGGTGGCGGCATGACGCGGCCAGCGGATATCCCCAGCATCATCGGCGCTGATGCAAAGGCCGTAGCGGACTGGTTCATAGCCAACCATGCCGGAGCAATTTGCGGGGACCAGAACACGCTGGCCAGCGATCTGGCCGATGTGCTGGCCGATTTCCGCAGCGTCCCGACAAATGCCGGCCTGACCTCCCGCCAGCGCCAGTGCCTCGGCTTCATCAAGCGCTATCTCTCCGGCGGCGATGGCACCCCGCCAACCGTCCGTGAAATTGCTGACGGCATCGGCGTAACCCTGAGCCGTGCCCATTCCACGCTGAAGCAACTCCAGCACCGCGGCTACATCACCATGACGCCGCGCTGCCCCCGCTCGATCGCGCTCGTCGGCAAAGTCGACGATGTAAGCGCTGCTCACAAGAATTCCGGAGAAGCGTAAATGACCGTCGAGGACAGTGTTGCCCAGGACCAGTTGCGCGCCTTCGTGGAGCGCATCGAGCGGATGGAGGAAGAGAAAGCCGCCATCGCCGCCGACATCAAGGAAATCTACGCCGAGGCCAAGGGCAACGGCTTCGACACCAAGATCCTCCGCAAGCTCGTCACGATCCGCAAGCAGGACGCGAACGAGCGGATGGAGCAGGACAGCATCCTTGAATTGTATATGGGCGCCCTCGGCATGGTCGCGGCGCCGCCAGAGGACGATTACGAGCCCGTGCGGCAGCCGGCCACCCTCAGCAACAGCGAAGCCACGCTCGACGCTCTGATCGAACGCCTGTCCGGCGAAATCGACCCGAAGCTGCTGATGCAAATCATTGAGGGCAGCAAGACCGTCGACGGTCGCCAAGCAATTCTCAGCGCCCTCGACGCCGTGAAGGCCGAGAGCATCACCGAACCCCAGCCTGCCCTCCAGGCTGAGAGCGACCTGACCAGATCCCATGCCCCTGAAAATGGTCAGGTCGCAGATAATTCCGATATCGCCAATCCGATATCGAACGAGAAGGCAGAGGCTGCCGAGCTTACCTACAGCGATCCGCAGCGGTCGGTGCCGGCTACCCGTGAGGATGCCCCATTGGTCGCCTCTGCCCCCATGTATGCCGAACCCGGCGTCATCACCTGGGAATCCTGCCCACCTGAACCAGTAGAGCGCCACGAATACAGCGCTGCCTTCGGTGATCTCGGCCAGGATATCGAGGTCATCACCGAAGACATGCAGCAGGCTCGCTCCGCTCCCATCGTCAAGGTCAAGAACAAGATCCTCGACGGCTGGGCCCGGTACATGAAGGCCCGCGAGCTCGGCATCGAATACCCCGTTGTCCAGTACGACGGCACCGACTGGCTGGTCGACTGCATCAAGTGGAACATCGAGGGCCGTATCCTCACCGATCAGCAGAAGCGGACCATCAGCAATCGGCTGATCGCCATCTTCCCACAGCGCAAGGGCATCATCTGGGCGGCCATGGCCGGCGAGGAGATTGGCTGATGACCCGGATTCCCCACGGCTTTGTAAACACAGCTCCAGCGATCTGGGCAATGACCGGCGCACTTGGTGTTGTCGCATTTGCGGCGGCCGTCCTGCGGGCAGTGGGAGGGTTTGCATCATGAGCGCTTGGGCGGTTCCTGGAGCGAAATGCATCTGCGTCCGTGACCCGTACCTTTTGGTCGATGGCGGCTATCCGCCGTTCCGCAAGGGCGACGTGCTCACGGTAGCGGCGTCGCATATGTGGGCGCCTCACGGCCTTATGCTGCGGTTCGTTGAGCGCGAGATCGACCATTGGGGCCACGTCGACGGCTTCCGTCCGCTCATCACCAAGTCTCAAGAGCAAGACGTCGGTCTCTTCGTCCATCACCTGGAATCCACTCCAGTCGGTGAAGACGCATGATCTCACTGGCTCCACACCAACTTCAGAAATGGACGCACACCGAGCGGGGCAACTCGTCGGGGCTGTGTGCGCCCATTCCTGCAGTTGTCTACGACGAGCTGCAGGCTTGTAGCCTTGGCCGGGGCTTCGCCACCCCGGTCCTTTTCCAGAATTCCCATCGGCAGAAAACCCTCCCTCTGCCGCAACTGCGAGCGCGCGCCTTTGCCGGCTGCGCCTCGCGCTTTCATTCCGTGCACTCGACCGGTTGCAGCCGGTCCCGTGCGCAATCCTTGCCGGCGAAGCAATGCTTTCAACGTCTCGCTTACCGGCTCCATTCCCATCTCAATCGCCTTTCCTTGGGCTCGACTGTTCGTGAGATCAGTTGTGAACCCAAAGGATTAGGAAATGTCCGAAAAGTCTTCGGAGAACTCCGAAATGTCTGAAGTCGCCTTTGCATCCGAGATGCTCAAGTCGGCAATCGCGCCGGCTGCCATCTCCAGCCACATCGGTGAGCGCATCCGCGCGGCCGCCGTAACCCTGCGCTGGTCGCAGTCCCGGACCAAGGACATTTGGTACGCGGATCCGCGCGTCAGCATCAAACCGCGCGAGCTGCGCCAAATCGAGGAAATCACAGGTGTCCGCTATGGCCGCGAAGAACTCGCAAATATCGACGCCCTCATCAGCCGAGCCGACGCGCTCCTGGTGGACGAAAGCCCGCGTGGCGGTAGCCCGATCCTTGCTGCGCTCCGCGCGCTGGTTGGCGCTGTTGATCGCGCCGGAGCTCGCTTCTGAACCGTCTGAACACAACCAGGGAGAAGACGACCATGACCGCACGTAAGCAGAACCAGCCCGTCGAAGTCACCACCCCGGCCATCCCGGCAGATATCGCTTTCGCCAATGCCATCAACGCAACGCGGGATGCCGCCGTTGTCGATGAGCAGGCGCTGGCATCACAGAAGGCCGCCCGTATCGGCCAGATGGAACGCGACATGGCACGGCTCCACGCCGCCTATGACGCCGATATCCGTGCGCTCGATGAGCAACTGAACCAGCAGGTCAACATCATCGAGGCGGCCGACGCGGCGCTGTTCCACCTGACCCAGGCGCACAACAAGCCGAACAACGTCGTTGCCATGGCGGCTGAGTAGGGTCCGGCCATGAACCGCGGCGTCAGGCTCAAGGTCAACCAGTGCGAGGGCAAACGTCCCTACGCTCGTTGACAGAGGCAACCAAGTGGCGCCGGAACATGCATGCCCTCGAAGCATATCACTGCCCGCACTGCGGACAGTTCCACCTCGGAAACAAGCCGAAAGGGCAGGGGCGTCCGAAGCCTCCCCCGCCGGCGATTGAACTGGAGTTTTGAGCATGGCAAAGCCTGACGATATTCCGCAGGACGTGTGGGACGCTGCTCTCGAGCCAAGCGAGAAGGCTTACATAGCGTTCCGGTACGACGAGGCTCAGGCTATCGTCGCCCGCGCCATGATGGCCGCCGCAGCGAAAGAGCGGGAAGCATGCGCGCTGATCGCGGACAAGAACGCGCAGATCGATCCGCAGGAAGACAATGTCGACCCCTCTGAGGAGTTCGAGATTGGAGGAAGGGTTCGCGCCAGAGCAGTCGCCGCCGCCATCCGCAAGCGTGGGAAGGCATAGCCATGTCCCTCAAGATTGAATCCCTCCCCCAACTCACCAGCATCAACCCTCCCGTAAAAGGTGAAACGGGCGACCATCGTCTTGTTCACCGGCTCAGAGCAGAGAAAACCGCCGCTCTCGTAGCAGGAGTAAAAGCCAAGGCCAGGGCAACTGATCGTCGTGTTCAGGGGTATCTGGATATGATCGCGGGGAGGCACCCATGACGGTCGTTGCCTCGAACTTCGCGCCCGTCGCCAACCACTTCTACCAGACCGAGCCATGGGCGACGGAAGTGCTGTTGCGGCATTTCCCCGTCGCCGGGCTGAGTGTCTGGGAGCCGGCCGCTGGCGGTCATCTTATGGCTGAGGCCCTATTGGAAGGCGGCGCAGAGGTCTGGACTAGCGACATAGCTGAGTACGGCCCGATTCATGACTTTCCGGGCCTCGACTTCTTCGCGGCGAATCTACCGCTGCCGCTCGGCTGCGATGCCATCATAACCAACCCGCCATACGGCAAGGGCAACCGGATGGCCGTTAGCTTCGCCGAGCTCGCGCTCGAGCGCTGCAATGGCATGGTTGCGCTGCTGCTCACCGCCAAGTTCGACTTCGGCAAGACGCGCCGACACCTGTTCCAGGACAACCCCCGGTTCATGGCGAAGATCGCCCTTCTCGACAGGATCTCATGGGCTGGCAATGGCGAGACCGGCACTGAAGACCACGCCTGGTACGTCTGGGGCCCGGTTGGGCAGCAGCGCCAGCCGCTCATGTTGTGGGGCGCGAAATGACCCAAGCCCTAACCACCACTCGCCAGACACCAGCGAGCGTCACTGATCTCGTTCGCCACTACGACGACGTCCGCGCTCGCCTGTACAACGGCACAACGCCCCCAGAGCGCCCCAGGCGGTTCATTGCCGTCCGTCCGCAGCCACACCGCCCGGATATCATTCCCCCGGCGCCACGCATCCCCATGGTCCGCATAGACGAGGCCGTAAAGCAGCGCGTGCGTGATATCCTGACCATCGCCCAGGAGAACCGAGCAGAAGCGTTCGATCCTGGCCACTGGCTGGAGATCATTGACCAGGTCTGTGCCAAGCACGGCCTAACACGGGGCGAGCTCCTCAGCAGCCGTCGCTCCAAGTCTCTCGTCGCTGCCCGTCACGAGGCCATGTACCGCATGGGCAAGGAGACCAGCATGTCTCTGCCTGCCATTGGCCGGCGCATGGGCGGGAAAGATCACACCACCGTCCTGCACGGCATCCGGAAGCATGCGGCAAAGCTGGAGGCAGCAAGGAAATGAACTGGACACCAGAGAAGATCGCAACGCTCCGCCAGTTGTGGATCGAAGGCTGCAGCGCAGCCCTCATAGCCAAGCGCATGGGGCCCGACGTCACCAAGTCCATGATCGACGGCAAGATCCTCAGAATGGGCCTCAAGCGTGAAGGCAAGGCCACCCAGCTTCTGACCAGCCATCCGGACTATGAGCCCAAGATGCCGCGGGAAAATCGGCCCATCCCATCACATAGCCAGGTCTGGGAAATGAGCGATGACGAACGCCGCATCCGTTTTGCCCAGCGGGCAGCCAAAGGGGCTCGGCAGACACGGCAGGCGCTGGAGGCGGCAGGGCAATGAGCCATGAGGCCACCAATTGGGCAGTAAAGCAGAAGGGTCTGCGCCCGATCGCCAAGATCGTGTTGTGGCATCTGTCCGACTGCCACAACCCGACGCAGGGTTGCTTCCCCACGCAGGAATACCTGGCTGATATGGCCGAGGTCAGTCGCGCGTCGGTCAATCGCATCCTGTCCGAGCTTGAGCATGGCGGCATCATTCGTCGCGAAATCCGTCTCCATCCGGAGACCAAGCGGCGCATCTCGACGCGCTATCGCCTAGCGTTCGAAAAGGACTTCGAACCACTACATGTTGAGGATCAAGTAACTGGATGCGACATGGCTTCGGACGATGCTCCATGTCTCAAAAACGACGATAGCCATGTCTCAAAAACGGCTGTTTCCATGTCTCAGAGCTGTGAGACACAAACTAGTAAGGGAACCAGTAACCTAACCGGTAATCCCCCCCAACCCCCCGAAAACGGGGGGCACGGCTTCGCCGATGTTTGGAGGATTTGGCCAGGTAAGTATCGAGGCCGGCAGGACAACGCCGAGGGCGCATTCAACGCTCTGCCAAGGACGGAGCGTCGTGCTGCCGTTGAGCTCGCCCCCACCGTCCTGACCGCCTTGATGCGGCAGAAGAAGCGTATCCCGGCATTGGTGGCCTATCTCCGCAAGCGCATCTTCTCGGAATACCTCGATGCTCCAGAGGTCGACACTGACGGCCGCTTCGTCATTCGACCTGGCATGGCCGAGTGGAACGAATGGGCGGGCTGGGCACGGCGCAATGCTGGCGGCGACAAGGGCGTCGAGCGGATGGTCAAGCAGGGCTATCTGTTGACCAAGACCAGGTGGCCGGAACCTGAGGCCGACGAGGTGGCCGCATGAAGCCGTCACCAGAGGCCGATCTGCCCCTCGATGAACGTGTCGCCAGGGCGATGGCAGAGAGCGTCAGAGATCCGGAATGGTCGCATTACCTTAAGCCGGCAAGGGCAGCGATCGAAGTGGTTCTCGCTGATCAGTCGAGCAAGGCGGAGGCCGCGCCATGATGGCCGAGCGCACCCGTCCAGATGTGGACAAGCGCAGCGCTGTTGCCCGGTTCTTCGCCGCTCTCCGTCAGATCGACACCGAATATGGACGCGCAGATATCAGCGCGTCTGCAGCAATGGCCGAAGTGCGGGCAGCGCTAAGGCAACTAGACCGAAATCAGGGCAGAATTCAAAAAGGGGAATATCATGGCAAAGCGCCGGTATGACGATGACGAATACCACTGGTATGCGCTCGACGTGATGCGCCAGAAGGAATACGCGGCCGGCCATCTGCTCAACAAGATGGGCTGCATGACCTTCATTCCGACAGAGACCAGGTTCCGCAAGAAGAACCGCTATGCCAAGGCAAAGATGGAAGTGGCATATGCCTCGTTCTCTGGCGTGGTGTTTGCGGGTTTCCCAGAGGCGCCCAGGTGGTTCGAGGTCATGTCTATCAGCCTGATCAATGGCGTGCTTTCGCTGCCTGACGAGGATGGCCGCATGTGGCCGCGCCGCATCGACACTGCCTGCCGTGAGTGGATCGGCTATCGGTCGCGGCTGATGGATGGCCAGCTGGTGATCGAGCGTCACCGCATGCCTGTCCGGGTCAAGGGTGAAATGGTCGACGTTGAGCGCTCAGTCCCGCTCATCAGCGTGCAGGGCAAGGGCGTGATCCGTAGCCCGGCCATGCTCAAGACCAAGGCGTCGGCCAACCGGCCGTTGGTGGTGCGTGCCGCAGGTGAGCGGGCAAAGCTGCTCGGCGCCTTGCTGGAAGGCCCGCATAAGGCTGGACATCAGCAGCAGGCTGCTTGACACCGCGTGCCAAATCACCACTACTGAGCAGCGGATGACCCAGCGATCCGTAGCCAGCCCATTGAGGCCGAGGCTCGGCAGGCCCAGAGGTAACAGATACCTCGCAAGCCGTTATTGCCCCCAAAGCAACCCGCCCTAGCCGGCGGGTTTATTTTTGTGGTTCTGGCTCATCCAATGTTGCTCCCAGCCCGAACAAACCCCCGAGTGAATTGGACGTTGCCCATGTCGATCCTTCTCGGGGCGTTTCGTTCTGAGTAAGCGCCTCGGCAATGCGCATCATCGACAGCTTGCTCTGGATAGACCGGATGTCGTTATCGAGCGTGTTGATGTGGTCGATGGCCTTTAAAAAGGCATCAATTGACCAGTCCATTTCTAGATTGCGCAGCTCTTTCGTTGCGGACCAAGCAAAGAACTCAACCCCATCCGTTTGCTCGCTTCTCCTAAATGGTGAGTGGGCAATTACATTGCGGGTCTGGCCCAGCTTCCTCGCCTCGGTTGCCATGGTGTCAAAGCGTTTCCTCTCGACCGGATCGTAGATGAACCAGTCTATAAGCGTACGAAGCGACTTAAGCTTGTCGTCGTAACCCATGTTGCGGCCAACGATAATGCGCCTGGCGCCATCGATGCCGAGAGTTACCCCTAGCGCTTCGTTCACGCCTTCTTCCAGCAGGGCAAAATAGCCCATGAACGCGCCGACCAAGGCGAACGCTCTGGTGTCTGGTTCGAGATTCAGTAGCACCGGCTTTATGAGCAACGGCAGGCCCTCCAAATGCCCAAGCTTACCACCCTCAAGCACAGGCCGAGCAAGTGGGATGCGCGCAGCGATCAGGCCAAGGCTTATCGCAAGCTCTATTGGACGAACCGGTGGAAGGCGGTACGGCGCAACCAACTGGCAACGCAGCCGCTGTGTGAGAACTGCCTAAAGCACGGGCGCTATACCCCAGCGACCGTCTGCGACCACATTGACCCTAAATCCAAGTTGGATCCGACGACGTTCTTTTCTGGACCCTTCCAGAGCCTGTGTGATGCCGATCCATATCGGTGCCATTCGAGCGCAAAGCAGTCCGAGGAACGCCTTGGCTATGTGAAGGGCAGCACGATCAGCGGCAGGCCTGTTGATCCCATGCACCCATGGGCAAGAAAGGCTTGATGTTCCCTATGTGTTCGCTAAGGTAATTCGGCCCAGCGGAGTGCTTGCAACACTCAACGCTAGGCCTAACCAAGCGATCGAGTGAGGATCGGATGGCTGTCGCCGAACTAACATGCGCCCGATGTGGCGCGCAATTCGTTTCACCCGTCAAGCGCGGTCCGAAACCAAAGTTCTGCGGTGAATCCTGCAAGGCGCTAGACAGGACGCAGAAGCCGCCAAGCCGGTGCAGCATAGATGGCTGCGTGACCAGGGCCACAACGGCTGGCCTGTGCACCAAGCACTATCAACGCAAGCGAGCTCATGGAGACCCTGCAGCGCCTGCGATGGTGACGAAGCCATGCGAGTACTGCGGGGAGAAATTCACTGGTCGCCGTAATCGTCGGTGGTGCGGATGGAAGTGTCGCAGCCGATCGATGGGCGCAAAGCCGGCAGAAGAGATAATTGCAAACGCCAAGTGCCGAAAGACTTATCACTGCGAGCACTGCGCCGTTGAGTTCAGGCCTAAGAGAGTGGCCAACAATAGGTTCTGCTCAAGGGATTGCGCATTTGCGCATAAGGCAGAACGGAAGACCAAGGTCAAAGCGCCCCTTCCGCCTAAGCCGTGTATTGACTGCTCATTGCCCATTAGGCGCGGCCAGCGTTGCACTAAATGCTCAAGGGCCCGAACTCTAAAGGCAGGCAGAGAAGCCTACTATGCATCCAGGGGCGACGTCGTGTGTCGGGATTGTGCGGCGCCTATTGCCAACGACGGGTCATACCAGAGGCGCTGCCCTTCGTGCTGGGCTGATAGGGATCAGGCGCTTAGAAGGGCCGCGCGGCAAGTGCGCAAGCACAGGCAGCGCGTTGCAACTGTCGAGCGCTTCGACCCGCTTGAAGTATTAGAGCGTGATGGTTGGCGCTGTCATATGTGCGGGAAGAGGACACCAAAGGAAAGGCGTGGAACCTTCCATGACAACGCGCCTGAGCTTGACCACATCATCCCGCTAGCAAAAGGCGGAAGCCATAGCCGAGCGAACACAGCGTGCTCATGTCGTCGGTGCAACCTTCGGAAGTCGGACAAAGTGCTGGGTCAGCCAAGCCTGTTCAGCGCCGCATAGGCACCCGGGGGCTAGTCATAACTAGCCAGCCTCTCACTTCTGCACCGGCGGTGTAGTTGCGTACGCGGCGGCACGTTTTTTGAAGATAAAAGTTCAGCCTACCCCGAAGGGGTAACTTGCATGAAGCCTGTTGAGAACGCCGGGTCCATCGTTCCCGAGCCAGATTGGGAATCGCTTTTCAGCGATGTGCTGGAAGTGGCCTCAGCAATCGAACACTGGCGCGTGCTGACCACGGAATTGCGCGAACGCCAGCTGCTGGCGCCCGGGAATGCCCATGCTCTGCAGCGCCTCGTCGTCGCGTACGTGCTCTATGACCGGGCCGTCCGCGAGGTCGCCGAGCACGGCGCCGTATCCAAGCCGAAGCGCGGCAACAGCCGAGCGATTGCGCGGACGTCACCGCATTTTACCGTGATGCGCGAGGCCGCGTCAGACGCCGCGTCACTGGAAGCTGAATTCGGTCTGTCGCCGCGCCGTCGTGCCGCTGCGGGGAAAGTCCAAAATGGCAAGAAAGCCCCGAGGGCAGCGGACGGTTACCTCTCGGCCGTCAAGTGACCCGACGACAGAGTATGCCCAGGCGGTCGTAAAAGGCCGCCGGCCAGACGGCAGCCTGCCTGGCGAGTTCGAAATCGCTGCTTGCCAGCGTCACATCGATGATCTGAAGCATGGCCCTGACCGCGGCCTGCGCTGGGAGCCCGACCGGGCCGCTCACGCGCTGGGGTTCTTCCCGGCGATGCTGACGATCTCGGAGGGCGCCAAGGTCGGTCAACCGTTTGAACTACTGCCCTGGCACGTGTTCGTCGTCGGCGCTTTGTTCGGTTGGCGAAAGACATCGGGACGCATGCGGTTCCGGTCAGCTTGGCTGGAAACCGGCAAGGGCCAGGCGAAGTCGCCATTGATGGCGGCGATCGGGCTTTACATGGCGGGCTTCTATGGCATCCCGCGTGCCAAGGCGTTCGCAATCGGCCAGGACCGGAATACGGCTAACGTGCTGTTCAAGGATGCCGTCGCGATGTGCCGCGGCCCTATACCGCCGGCACCTGGTGAAGAGGTTGATGAAGGCGACACGCTGGTCAACCGCGGCGTGGCGCTGATCCGCGGCGAAGGCGACAACGCATGGAAGGTGGAGTTCCCGGACTCGGGTTCGCTATTCCAGGCTCTGGCCAACGGTGAAGCGGTCTCGGGCCCGAAGCCAATCCTGGTGGCGGCCGACGAGATCCATGAGTTCAAGTCCAACACCTCGATCGAGGTTTGGAAGGCCGCTATCGGCAAGATGCCTGGCGATGCGCTGATGCTGCTGGGGACCAACACCCCAGCCGTCGATCAGATCGTCGGCTCCAACTATTCGGCGTTCTACCAGAAGGTGGCGACGGGCAAATTCTTCGATGATGAGGCGTTCTCATTCATCGCCCGGGTCGATGCCAAGGATCACGAGACGATCTTTGACACCCCCGAGGTCTGGACGAAATCTCTGCCGGCGCTGGGCATCACGTTCCCGCGCGAGAACATCGACGGCATGGTCAACACGGCCAAGCAGATGCTGTCGACGGCGTTGTCGACCAAGCGGCTGTATTTCGGCATTCCGGTCGGTGCCAGCGAGTTCTGGATCGCCGAGGATGCCTGGCTGGCGGTTCTGGGCGAGGTCGATCCGGCCAAGCTCAAGGGTTGCAAGTGCTGGCTGTCGCTGGACTTGTCCAAAAAGAACGATCTCACCGCGCTGACGGCGGCCTGGCTGGATGCCAAGGATCACCTCTGGGAGAAGACCTGGTACTGGACGGTGCGCGATCGGCTCAAAGAACGGTCGATTGCCGATCAGGCGCCCTATGTGGAGTGGGTTGAGGCGAAGCTGATCACAGCCGTAGACGGCGCAGTGATCGACAAGACCTTCATTGCGCAGCAGATCGCAGAGATTTGCGCCGAGCATGACGTTGAATTTCTAGCGTTCGACCCGGCCGGCATCGCGGACTTCATAGCAGCCTGCGAGCAGATCGGTTTCCCGGTCTGGAAATTCGAGGGCCCAGACGAGCCGGAAGGGCAGGGGCTGAAACTCGTCAGCCATGCCCAGGGCAAGATGGTCCGCTTCGAAGAAAAACAGCTAACCATGCCGCGGTCGATCGAGCGTTTCGAGGATCGCATCCTGGCCAAAACGATCACCATCGAGGACTCGCCTGTCACCACATCATGCGCGGCAAATGCACATGTCGTGAGCGACGGACAGGCAAACCGGGCCTTCGATAAGGACCGCAGCCGTGGCCGCATCGACGGACTGGTGACATCGGCCATGGCCGCAGGCGCTGCCGACAATGAACTGGGCGAGCAATTTGACGCCACAGATTGGATTGCGAGCTATTCATGAACTGGTTCTCACGACTGCTCAGCCTTGACGGGGCTAAGGACATCATGCCCTGGCGCGGCCGTCAGGTGTCGACTGAAAACGCCGACAACTTCGTCACCAACCAGGTCACACTAGCCGACTATCGGGACGCCAGGGCGTCGGGGGCTGCCATAGGCCTGTCCGCGACATGGGCTTGTGTCCAGCTCATCGCCGGGACAATCGCCTCTCTCCCTCTGATGGTTTACCGGACGGATGCTAGCGGCATTCGATCGGTCGCCAAGGATCACCCGCTCTATTTCGTTCTCCATGATAGCCCTAACTACGATCAGACTGCCGTGGACTTCTGGGAGGTGATGGCGGCAAGCATCGAGCTTCACGGTAATGCGTATGCCCTGATGGAGCGGAGATCGAGTGATGGCGTTCTGACGGCGCTGCACCCGATCCGTCCTGACCTGGTGAAGGTGCGCCGGAAGGCGAACGGAGATCTGGAATACGAATGGACGGACAACGGGCGCCGCGTGGTCAAGCCCGGCGCTCAGGTGCTACATATTCGCGGCTCGCTCGGTGATGCACTTTCTGGCGCATCAACCCTGTCCATGTGCCGCAGCGTCTTCGATGACGCTTTGGCGGCAGAGGATGCCGCGGGCGCCATGTTTAGCAACGGCGTTAATCCAAGCGGCATCCTGCGGACGAAGCCTGAGATTAAGCTGACCCAGCAGCAGCGGAACGAACTCGAAGACCTGCTCATCAAGAAATACCAGGGATCGATCCGCCAGGGCCGGCCGATGCTGTTGGACAACGGGCTCGAATGGCAGCAGCTGTCCATTGACCCAGCCGACGCACAGATGCTCGAGAGCCGCAAGTTCAGCGGCGAGCAGATTTGCCGCATCTTCGGTGTGCCGCCTGGAATGGTTGGGTTCGGCGACAAGGCATCGAATTGGGGCACCGGCAAAGAAGTCGACGTTCTCGGCTTCCAGAAATTCACGCTGCGCAAGCGCCTAAAGCGCATCGAGCAGGCGCTGTTGAAGCAGCTCGTGCCGTTGGCGGAGCGCCGCGCGCAAGGGATCACCATCGAGTTCAACTTCGAAGGCTTGCTGCGAGGCGATACCGCCAGCCGATATGACGCCTACGAGAAGGCAATTCGCATGGGCATCGCGACCCGGAACGAGTGCCGGGCCCTCGAAAATCTGCCGCCAGTTGAGGGTGGCGACGTCGTCACCGTGCAAATGCAGGATATCCCGCTGGCCGACGCCATCAATGGAGACCGGAATGGACAAGAAGACAGCACCGGTTCTTGAGATCAAGGCTCTCAAGGACAGCGGCGAATTTGAGGGGTACGGCAGCACTTTCCTTGGCGAGCCGGACGCGTATGGCGACATCATCGCTGTCGGTGCCTACTCGGAAAGCCTGGCGACCCACAAGGCGAAGGGCACGATGCCAAAGCTGTTTTGGCAGCATGACTCTGGTCAACCGATTGGCAAGTGGATTGACGCGTCTGAGGACGACCATGGTCTGTTGCTCAAGGGCAAGCTGAACATGGACGTGCAGCGTGGCCGAGAAGCCTATGCGCTGTTGAAGGCCGGAGACATCGATGGGCTGTCGATTGGCTATCGTATCAAGGAATACAGCGTCGACACCGAGTCCCAAGTCTGGACTCTCGAAAAGCTTGATCTGATCGAGGTCAGCGTCGTGTCTGTCGGCGCGAATGAAAACGCAGTCGTTTCGAGCGTCAAGGCCGCCAAGGCCGCTCACGACTTGATGGAAAAGCTGAAGGCTGGGGACCAGCTTTCAGGCCGAGAGTTTGAAACCTGGCTCAAGGGGCTGGGATTTTCGAACTCGCAGGCGGAACGCGCCGCGCGTCTCCACCTGAAAGGGCAGGGGGAACCTGCCGATGCGGAAGCGCTCGATTTTCTTCGGGCATTGCAGGCTTCGGCCTAACTCAACTTTCAACGGAGGTTCCCATCATGGAACGCAAGACCACGGCCCCAGCGGCCGGCGGGCGCTTTGGTGCACCCGCAATGAACTACTTCGGCGCCCCTCAAATCGCTTTTGACAAGTCGAACGATCAGGGCAGCAAGACTGCTGCCGAACTGGCCGCCGAGTTCAAGCTCGACTTCCAGACCAAGCACGACAAGGTCAAGGAAATCGCCGAGAAGGCGCTCGCCGAGGCCGCGAAGGGCGTTCCGATGGCAGAGACCGCCAAGGAACTGGCCGACCAGGCCATCACTGGAATGAACGAGGCCAAGGCCCGTCTCGATGAGATGGAGCAGAAGATGGCTCGCGGCGGCGAGCAGGGTGCTGGCGAGCGCACTGCTGGCGAGCGGTTCGTGGAAGACGAGGGCTTCAAGGCCTTCGCCAGCCAGACCCGCCCTCGTGGTCGGTTCATCTCCGAAGTGAAGGACATCTCTTCGCTGACGACCGACGCAGCCGGCTCTGTGGGCACGCTCGTGCAGCCGCAGCGGGTTCAGGGCACCGAACTCCCGCGTCGTCGCCTGACGATCCGTGCGCTTCTGGCCCAGGGCAACACCAACTCCAACTCGATCGAATACGACAAGGAGAAGGGCTTCACCAACAACGCCGCCCCGGTGGCTGAAGGTGATCTGAAGCCACAGTCCGAAATCCAGTTCGAAGAGGCGACCGCACCGGTTCGCACCATCGCTCACTGGATGCGGGCGTCGGTTCAGATCCTGGCGGACGCCCCCGGCCTTCGCTCGATGATCGACAACCGCCTGCGCTATGGCCTTGCCTATGTCGAAGAAGCCCAGCTTCTCAATGGCAGCGGCACCGGCCAGAACCTGGAAGGTCTCGTGACTGTCGCCACTGCGTTCGCAGCGCCCGGCGGCCTCGTCGCAGGCCAGATGATCGACACGGTTCGTCTCGGTATGTTGCAGGTCGCGCTGGCCGAATACCCGCCCAACGGCATCGTGCTCAACCCCATCGATTGGGCCTTCATCGAGATGATGAAGGATGGCGACGGTCGCTACCTGATCGGCAACCCACAGGGCACTCTCAGCCCGACGCTTTGGGGTCTGCCGGTGGTGCCGACCCAGGCGATGGGCGAGGATAAGTTCCTCGTCGGCGCTTTCGACCTCGCCGCCCAGATTTTCGACCGCCAGGATGCGACGGTGGAAGTCTCGACCGAGGACCAGGACAACTTCGTGAAGAACAAGGTGACGATCCGCGCTGAAGAGCGTCTGGCCCTCGCCATCTATCGCGAGGAAGCCCTGGTTTATGGCGATCTGGGCCGAGTAGCCTGACAAGTTCGTCTCATCACAAGCGGCGGCGCTTCGGTGCCGCCGTTTTTATGAGCCGAAGGAGAGACAGCCATGACCCCCATCAAAGCAATCTTGATCAAGCCCCTCGATGGCGAGCCCGCCGGCGCGCACCGCGAGTTCAGCAAGACGGACTTCGACCGACTGAAAGCCTTGGGCGCAGTTCGCGCGCTCCCGCAGAAAGAAGCCAAGGCAGCGCCCACACCCTCCAACAAGATGGCGTCGGAAGTGGCCAACAAGGCTGCGCCGACGCCAAAGAACAAGAACGAGTAAGCCATGTACGCACCTGTCCTCGTCACCCCGCCCGCAGTTATGCCAGTCACCCTCGATGAGGCTAAGCTGCATTTGCGCGTGGAAGGTGACGAGGAAGACGCGCTGATCGACGGCCTCATTGCCGGCGCGGTGTCGCACCTGGACGGCTGGACCGGCGTGCTGGGCTGCGCAATTGTCGAGCAGACATGGCGGCAGGATTTTGACACCTTCGCCTGCACGATGCGCTTGCCTATCGGGCCGGTGTCCGAGATCGTCAGCATCACCTATCGCACTGCCGATGGCCAGGTTTCGACCGTTGCCGACAGCAACTATGCGCTCGTGACGGACGGGAGCGGGCCGAAGGTGTTCTGGGATGCAGGATACTCGGCACCGGGCGACCTATACGAGCAAGGCGCTGTCTCGGTGACCTATAAATCGGGCTACGATGAAGTCCCCGCGGCCATTAAGGTCGCGATCTTGCTGATGGTTGGGCACTGGTACATGAACCGCGAGACGGTTGCCGAGGGCGGCTTCTCCGAACTTCCGTTCGCGGCTAACGCGCTGCTTACGCCATTTCGTCGGATGTCGATCTGATGTTGGCCGGCAAACTCGACCGTCGCATCACCCTCCAGCGCTACGGCATCACCTATAACGATGACAATGAGCCGGTAGAGGGATTCACTGACCTGGCAACAGTATGGGCTTCGTGGCGCCGGGCATCTGCTCGGGAAACGCTGGCGAGTGCCGAGATCAATGCCGCGGCCACCGATGTGTTTGAAATCCGCTGGTCGTCGGTCGTGTCGGAGATCAACCCCAAGGATCGCCTGATCTATCAGGGTGACGTGTACGATATCCAGGCTGTGGCCGAGATCGGCCGGCGCGAAGGTCTGCGCATCGATGCCACCAGGCACACAGACGAATGAAGACAACCATGCATATCGAGGGCTTGCGCGAACTGGATGCGACCCTTGGGGCTTTGGTGGCAGAATACGGCAAGCCCGCCGGGAAGGGCGTCCTGCGGCGGGTCGGGGTAAAGGCGTTGCAGCCGATGGCCGAAACCGCGCGGCAGCTAGCGCCGGATGATCCGGACACCAGTGGCAATGACCTCAAGGCATCGATCGTCGTAGGCACTAGGCTCACGAAGCGGCAGGCGCGAGAAGCCCGCAAGGATCAGAACAAGTCGACTGTGACCGTCTACATGGGCACTGCTGACCCCGCCGGACTGCAACAGGAGTTCGGCAACATCAACCACGGTCCGCAGCCCTTCATGCGCCCCGCGTTCGATCAGCACAAGGAAGGCACGGTTCGAAGCGTCGGCAAGGAACTTGGCCCGGAAATCGAGAAGACGGCAGCGCGGCTGGCAAAGCGGCGCGCGGCAAAAGCAGCGAAGGGGTAGATGATGGAAACCAGCCTCATGGCATTGCTGGTCGGTTATGCGCCTCTGGCTGCACTGGTCGGCAACAGGATTTATTGGGACGAGATACCCCAAGGCACCGTTCGGCCGTGCATCGTGATGTTCGTTGTGTCGAGCACGCCGGGTTACACCTTCGAGGGTGCTGATCCGTTGGTCCCCGTTCGTGTCCAGATCGATTGCCAGGTGACCACGGCAAGCTCCGCCAAGGTCGCATTGGCGAAGACCGTCAACGACCTGCTGTCGGGATACAAGGGCACGGTCGGCGGCACGAAGTTTTCAGGAATATTCCAGCTGCTGACCCGGGATCGGACAGACAAACCGGCCAGCGGCAGCACAATCCGCACCCGGCAGATGGATTACGAAGTCTGGGCCAAGCCGGCCGCGTAGTCGACCAACCAATTTCAACCCTTGAGCCGTCCTTTGGGGCGGCTTTTTCTATGGAGATTCAGATGCCTGAACAGCTTTCTCAAGTGGACATTGGCCACGGCACGGTGATCCGCATCGGTCGCGGCGGCGGACCGACCTGGACCCAGATCATGGGCGGCGAAACCGCCAGCGTCCCGTCGCAGCCACCGAACGACGTGCTCGCGTCGCACTTCCAGTCCCCGAACCGGACGGACGAGACGATCCCCGGCATGAAGCCAATCGCGGACTATGCGCTGCAGTTGCAGTACTGGCCGAACTCCCCCACCGATCTGCTGTTGTCGGAGCTTGCCGACCTGACGGCGGCCGGAACCCGGGAAATCGTGATCTATGAGATCACGCCCAACGGCGGCCGGACCATGCAGTACATGTCCTATATCAACTCCTATGTGCCCTCATCGTCTGTCGGCGATAAGCAGATGGTTGACGTGCAGATCAAGGTCATGGCGCGCATCATCAGCGAGGACCCACCGACCAACACACTATTGCCCGCGATTTCTGGCATTGCACAGGTTGGCGAAACGCTCACGGCCATCGAAGGCGCATGGACGGACGCGCCGACGTTCACCTATCAGTGGCAGGAAGACGATGCCGGTTGGGCCGATATCGTCGGGGCCACGGCTGCCACCTATGACCCCATTGTCGGCAATGTCGGCAATGCGCTCCGGGTGATCGTCACCGGCACGAACGATGAAGGCAGCGCAAGCGCCACCTCGGCGCCGACAGCCGCCACGCTGGCCGCTTAAGCATGGCCAAGGACAAGAAGAGCCCGCTGGGCGAACTCACTGTCGACGTGAACGGCAAGACCTATCGCCTACATTTCGGCATGAGCGTCATTGCCGACCTGCAGGCCAAGTATGGCGAAAAGGTCGAGGCCATCCTGACGCAATCGCAAAACGTCGGCGGCTTGCCGGACATGGCGATCGTCGTGGATATCTTCCTCGGCGCACTGCAGCGGCACCATGCTGATGAGGCTGACCGGTGGCTGGTCGATGACATCGTCTCGGCCAATGCCAACCTGCTGCCCAGGCTGATGGGCGTTGCATTCCCCGACACGCCGGAAGGCGATGAAGGTGGCGAGGGAAACGGGAAAGCGGCGGCCTAGATCTCCCCAAATGGTGTGAGAACTACGTCGCCGCAGGCCTCCCGCCAGACCGGTTCTGGCAGATAACCCCTCGTCTCTTTGCGACAGAAATGGCAGGCGCGGTTCAGCGCCTGACACACGGCCGGGTGCTCGTCTGGGAACAGGCGGCGCTGCTCCGGATGGAGCAGCTCATTCCGCTAGAGCAGTACACGGGGCAGAAGCCGGCACCACAGCCCGCGGGCATGCTGGACATGCATCTCCGGGCAAGCGCTCGAGGCATCAAGGCCATCTCCCTGAAGCAATACCTGGCGAGCAAAGCCGCCTCTTAGCCTCAATACATCGAAGGTGATGCATGGCCAGTCTTATTGGGGCTCTGAGGGTTTCCCTCGGGCTCGACACGGCGCAGTTCTCCAGCGGACTCAACAATGCCAAGGGGAGCCTTGCTTCCTTTGGCAGGGTCGCGGCTGTTGGATTTGCGGCAGTCGCTGCAGCGGGCGTCGCGGCCATGACTGGCCTGGGCTACGCGGTGAAGGGCGCCATCGATGATTTCGATGAGATGGCCAAGACTGCACAGAAGGTCGGTCTGACCGTCGAGGAACTGACCCGGCTTCGGTATGCGGCAGGACTTAGTGGGGTGGAGATTTCTGGCCTCGCGACGGGCCTACAGCGACTGAGCAAGAATATGGCCGACGTCGCCGCTGGCGCTAAGGGTCCGGCGGCGCAGGCATTCGCCGCTCTGGGCATCAGCGTTGTCGATGCCGATGGCAAGCTGCGTTCGTCTCAAGACGTCCTGTACGACTTGGCCGAGCGCTTCAAGTCCATGCCGGACGGCGCGAACAAAACGGCCATGGCCATAGCCATCCTGGGCAAGAGCGGGGCGGAAATGATCCCGCTGCTCAACGGCGGAGCGCAAGCCCTGCGCGACATGGCTGACGAATCCGACAGGTTCGGCCAGACCGTCAGCACCAGAGCAGCCAAGGCCGCCGAAGTTTTCAATGACAACGTGAGCCGCCTGCAGTCTATGCTCGGCGGCGTGGTCAATCGCATCGCGGAGGCAGTTCTGCCGACGCTGGCGGACCTGTCCACGCGGTTTGTTCAGGCTGCCGCCGATAGCGGCGTGCTCGAGGCTGCATCTGGCGCCATCATCTGGGTATTGAACCAGGTGGCGAAGGCGGCTGTCTGGGTGTCCGGCCAGGTGCAGGCCATGGGCGAGATGTTCTTCTGGACTGCCCGCGCCATGCAGCAGTTGCAGCAGGGCAATTTTGCCGGCGCTGCGGATGCGATCGGGTCAGGCTTCGCCGAGGCCGACGCGATCCTGCAGGACATGACGAAGCGCATCTATGAGATCGACAACGGTCTCAATGAGATTGAGGCGCCTGATTTCGCGCCGACCACGACGGCGCTTCAGGACATTCAGGTAGCGTCGGCTGCTGCTTCATCTGCCCTCAAGAAGCTGGCCGACGAAGGTAGGGCGGTGTTCGAAGCAACCCGCACTCCTGCCGAAAAGTACGCGGCAGAGATCGAGCGGCTCAATATGCTGCTGCAGAAGGGCGCGATCGACCAAGACACATACTCACGCGCGGTGCTTCAGGCTCAGGATAGCTTCCAGAAAGCCGAGATGGCCGGCAACCAGTTGGCCTCTACTCTTGCCAGCGGTCTGGCAAATGTCTTCAGTTCCGTCGTGGATGGTTCGAAGTCTGCCGTCGAGGCTGTGGGCGATCTGCTGAAATCTCTCGGCCAGATGCTGATCAATCAGGGCTTTCAGGCGCTGATCGGTGGCATCTTTGGTGGTGGCGGTGGTGGGCTTGGCAATATCTTCGGCGGGCTGTTTGGCGGCGGTGGCGGTCTGAAACTCGGGTTCAACGGCATTCCGGGCTTTGATGGTGGCGGGTTCACCGGCTCGGGCAGCCGCACTGGTGGCCTCGATGGCAAGGGCGGGTTTCTGTCCATGCTCCATCCAGATGAAACCGTGATTGATCACACCAAGGGGCAGGGCGGTCTACCCCCGATCAACATCAATATCACCGGCTCTCGGCAGGATGCCGCGGAGATCGCGCGCGAAGTCCGCAAGGTGCTTCCCGACGCCATCCAGAGCTACGACCGCAACCCCTACCGGAGGACGTAATGGCCCTGCCGGAAATCCTCCCCATCGCCTCGTTTGCCGACCTGGTGCGGGTGTCAAACGCAACGTTCATACAGGAATGGCAGCAGCAGCGGTCGGCGACAGGTGGCGGTGAAACTCGTTATGCCGATCGCGCGCCGTCGCTCTGGAAGGCCGAGCTGACCACGCCGCCGATGGAGCATGCCGAAGCCGAAGGGCTGATGGCTCTGGCTAATTCGCGGGCGGGCGGGCTCAAGACCTTCCTGCTCTACAATCACCGCATGCCCTATCCGTCCAGCGATCCTGATGGGTCGATCATCGGCGCGACCGTGCCGAGCCTGGGCGCCATCACCGACCGGCTGCATGTGGCCTTCACTGGATTCCCGGCCAACTACGTGATCCCGCTCGGCACCTATTTCGGCATCGTGTTCGACACGAGCCGCTACTATCTGGGCCAGTTCGCCGAGGCCAAGGTGGCCAGCGGTGCGGGCGCCGTATCGGCAGCAGAGATATGGCCGCCACTGCCGGCGTCGATCAGCGGAACGCCTGACATCATCATCAAGAAGCCCGCGGCCAAGTTTCGCCTCGTGCCTGGCTCTGCCTATCCATCCTCGATCAGCCCGGTGCACTCCACCTTCAAGCTGTCGGCCGAACAGACTTACTCAGCCGGTTAGGCCCCTCCATGTCCTATGACGTTGACACGATCGCTGCTCTGGAGAGCGGCGCCATAGTCGTTCGCGACATTCTGACCATCAAGGGGAAGACCCTTGGCGGTTCGGCTGCCGAGTTCGTCTATTGGACGGGCGAGGACAATGTCGCCATCAATGTCGTGCCGGCTGGCGAAACCACGCCAGTCAGTCGCAATGCGGTCGGTGGCGGCACTCTGCTTGATGTGCCGCAGATCATCGACGCGATCGGCCTTGAAGCCCGCGGTGTGTCCTTCGGTCTGGACCATATCAGTGACGCCGCCGGGCGGCCGATGGACATGGTCTATGGCAACAATGTTCGGGTGGCCCGGGTTGAGCTCCACCGGGGCATATTCGATCCTGCGACGTGGTACCTCGTTGCCGCGCCACACATCATGTTTGCCGGCCGGGTCGACGGCGCCGCGGTGAATGATGCCGCTGCCGGCGGGGAGGGGGGTCTATCGCTCGAGGCCATCAGCAGCGCGATCGATCTGACCCGCACAAATCCAGCGATGGAATCCGATGAACAGCAGCGGCGCCGGGATGGCGACCGCTTCCGCCGCTATGGCGACACAGCCGGCCAGGTGCAGACCTGGTGGGGTCAGGCGCAGGACTCGTAGATGAACTTCATCATCCAGATCATCGTCGGCGTCATCCTGACGCTGGCGTCTACGCTGCTGACCCAGGCATTCGCTCCCAAGCCCTCCGAACAGGCGCGGCGCACCGGTACGCGCGGATCCGCCCAGATCGGCGGCAAGGTCCCGCAATACTTCCTCGTCGGCACTGTCGGCGATGCGGGCAAGCTCGAATATCAGAACGCATGGGGCAATGACGGCGAAGTGCCGAATGCCTATCTGACCAGCGTCTATTCGTTCGGCGATCTGCCGATCACTGACCTGGTGGGGCTGTTCGTCAATGGCGTCCGCGTGACGCTGACGGAGAGCGGCGCCGTGGCACAGGGCTACCCGGTGCCGGAGTACAGCGGCAATCTCTGGTGGAAGTTCTTCGACGGCAGCCAGAGCGCGGCCGACAGCTATCTGGTCGACAAGTTCGGTGGTGATGCTGACCGCGCGTGGGCCACCGATATGGTCGGCGTGGGTGTGCCGTACCTGATCACCACAGCTCTGTGGTCGGAGACCCTGTGGACGGGCTTCCCGAGCTTCATGGGGGAGTTTCAGGGCATCAAGCTCTATGACCCCCGACAGGACACCACGGCAGGCGGTAGCGGCTCGCAGCGTTGGGCGGACCCATCCACTTGGGGCTTCTCCGACAACAACATGGTCATCATCTACAACATCGAGCGTGGCATCTTTTACGATGGCGCGCGGGTATGGGGTGGCTCGGCCACAGCTGCGCAGTTGCCCTATGAGCCATGGGCCGCGGCAATGGACGCCTGCGACGAACTGGTGTCGCTGGAGGCCGGCGGGACGGAGAAGCGTTTCCGCGCCGGCCGTCGCATCAGCCTCAACGAGCGTCCGGCCGACGTCATCAAGGAATTCCTGACCGGGGCGAATTCCCGCATCAGCCATGCCAGCGATGGCACGATCTATCCACTTGTCGGCGTGCCGGCCGAAGCCGATGGCGCTTTCTCGGATGCTGACGTTCTGGCGACGGAGCCGCTGGGTTCCATCCCTTGGCCGAACCTCGATGATACGGTCAACGGCGCCGCGGCGACCTATCGCGAGCCCGCGCAGGCCTGGGAGGACAAGGAGACAGCCCCTTACATCCGCAGCGACCTTGTGGATGAGGACGACGGGCGAGAGAATAGCGATGGTCTCGACCTAGGGACGACGTTCTCGGGCACCCAAGCGCAGCGCATCCTTAAGGCTGTGATCGAAGAGGGTAGGCGATTCCGCCGCCACGTTGTGGCGCTTCCACCAGAGTTCGCGCAGTTCCGGCCGCTGCAGGTGCTGGCATGGACGTCGGAACGCTTCGACTATTCGGCAAAGCTGTTCCTGATCACGGCCCGCACCCGCACCCCTTGGGGCCAGGTGGTGTTTGGCCTGCAGGAGATCGATCCTGCAGACCATAACTGGACGCCGGGCACTGACGAGCAGCCCTTGAGCTTTGCGCCCGTGGTGACCAATCGCCCGGCGCCGCAAGAGGTATCCGGGTTCTACGTGGAGCCTGCGATTGCGCTGGATGATCAGGGCCGCCCGCGGCGACCGGCCATTGACGCCTTTTGGGATTCGACGTCGGTCACAGTCGACGTGCGCTTCGTTCGTGTATCGATCCGGCTTTCTGGCTCAACGGCCAACGAGTGGGACGGCGTGATCCCTCGGCCGCAACTGCTGGAGGGCTCGGCCCGACTGACCCAAGCGATCCTGCCTAACACGATCTATGAGGTGCAAATCCAGTACCTGCCGGAGAGCGGCCGCGCGACGGTGGAATCGCTCTGGCTGGAGGTGACGACGCCCGACATCAAGCTGGGCCCGCTCGATGTCGTCTATGGCGATATCGACTTGGACGAGCTCGGCACCCAGATCGAGGGCTATTTCGACTGGATCGGCGGCAATATCCGCGAGGTCATCGAGAAGGCGCAAGAGCAGGATCTTGCCGGCGCTGACCAGGAACTCGCGAACGCCATGCAGTTCGATGAGGTGCGCCGCAGCCTGTCTGTGGTGACTGGCGATCTATCGGCGTCGTTCTCGGAAACCATCACGGTTGCCATCGTTCCAATGCAGGGGCAACTGGTGGCGATTGCGGATGCGCTGACGGAGCTGAGCGCCGCTGACGAGGGCGCCGTCAACACAGCCAGGATCCGCTTCACTGCGATGACCGGACCAACCGGCTATAGCCGTGTCGGCATTGAAACCCGGTTCGACCCGCTGGACAGTGGGGACTATCGGTTGGCCGGCAGTTATTGGGACACCCCAAATAACGCCTCGCTGCCGACGCGCCGCGTGGAAATCGCCGAGCAGTTCGTTATTGCCGAAAGCGTGGCCGCTGCCGCCTTCCAGCCCTTCATTTTTGAGAGCGGCAACCTCCGGGTGGTCAATGCCTACATCGCCAACCTGACGGCCGCCAATATCCAAGCCGGGTCGATCACTGCTGATCGCCTCAATGTGACGGCGCTGTCTGCTGTATCGGCCAACCTGGGCACGGTGACGGCTGGGACGGTCTCGCTGGGCGCGGGCAAATTGCTGATCGACGGCCCGAACGTCCGCATCCTTGTGAGCGACTGATGACCAATCGAGTGATTGTCGGGGCATTGCCGGGCGGGGGCTATGGCCTCCGCGTCTCCCGGCCCGGCTATGACGTGACAAACACAGGCCTCACCGGGCAGCAACTGGCGTTCGATAGCCGCTGGCCCGCGACGGCTCGGGTGTTTCTCAACGGGTCGGTGACCATCGGCGTGGTGTTCCCGCTGGCCTATTACACGGTGAGCTTCGGCACGACCTTCGCGTCGGTGCCGCCGGTCATCATCATGCAACGCAGCACGGCTGGTTCGGCCTGGCAGCCAGTCGACGGGTCGCTCAACGATTCATGGTTGCCGTCTGGCGGCATTTTTGAGCCGGCGCGGATCTACACGGATCGGATCGAACTGGCATACCCGACCTTCGGCAGCAGCCGGGAATACTGCTATCTCGTGATGAGGCCGGTCTGATGGCAAACCGCGTAATCATGGGGCAGCGCGGCGGCGTCTACGGCGCTTGGGTCTCAAAGCCCGGCGTTGACGTGGTTTCGGCAAGCGCCGAGCAGCTGATGATGTCGACTGACATCGGGAACGTCCATGCCATTGCTTCTGGCGTTGTGTCCTCGCCTGGGGGCAGCTTCGGCATCAGTTGGACCGACCTTGGCTATTACCCATGGGTCATTCTCGGCTCTGAGCGCTACCGGTCGAGCTTCACCTATACCTCGACTTCATCCATCACCGTGACGCGCGGCGCGACAAACCCGCTGGTAGCGGCATGGAACGTCGGCACACCACCGACGATCCCTGACGAAATCCGATACATCATCCTCAACATTCCGAGGCCCTAAGTGACCGGACGTGTTCTTCTCAACGCATCCGGGCTCAAGGTGTCAAAGCCGGGAGTTGAGGTGACGACGACGGGGCCGGGCGGCCTGCAGTTCTCGTCGGACTGGTCGGCATTCGGGGAATACACCAACGGAGCATACGGGGTTGGATGGACTGCGCTGGGTGGAGAGACAGGGCGGCACGACGGATCGATATCCTTCGGCAAGACCTTTGCCACCAAACCTGCCGTTTGGTTCTATCTGCAGTCCAGCGGCGGGCTGGTGCCCATCGGCAATGCGGCGGGTTTCTCGCTCTATGGGTCGGACAGCACAGGCACTCCGCCAAGGTCGTTTGGCGTCATTGCGCAGGTCACGACGACCGGCATCATTGTGACCGGCTACTACTACAAGAAGACGTCCGGCTGGCCGGCGCCGAGCATCACGTTCAACTACCGGGTGTTTGAGTACAACCTCTAGCCCTTCGTAACCTTCCGAACTAACCCACTCCCGCCCTCACAGGCGGGTTTTTCTTTGGAGCATCCATGGCCGTCCTCAGTGACTATATCAGCGGCAGCATTTCTCTCACAAACGGCTCGGTGGACTTTACCGGCGTCGGAACGGGCTGGCTTCTGGCTGGCTTCAAAGAGGGCGACACGATCATCGATATCACTGGCGCCACCGAGTACATGGGCGTGGTGGCGACGATCGATGCCAACGGCGCAGGGACGCTCACCAAGGCGTGGGAAGGTCCGACGCTGGCCGATGTGGCGTATCGCATGCGCTACCAGCCTGACGGTGCTCGGGTGTCGGCGCAGTCGCGCAACCTGATCGAGATTATGGGCAATGGCAATCTGCAGGCCCTGGCCGGGCTCTCCGGGTCGGCGAACCAAGTGCCGATGTTTACCGGGCCGGGGGCAATGACACTCGTTCCGAAAACTGATCTCGTAAGCGGCGTTGCCTATGATGTGCAGGTCGACCTGCTGACTGATCGGGATGCATACGACGGCCAGGCCGAGGGCTTTTCGGTTCTGGTAGCCGATGTCGGCGACGGGCGCGCCGCGGTCTATGCCAAGGCCTCGGCAACGTCGGGCGATTGGTCTGATCCAGCATATGTGACGGGGCCTATTGGTCCGCTGCCCGAGGTAACGGTCGGCACTGTGACGACCGGCGACCCCGGCACTAGCGTTATAGTCACGCCCACGCCAACAGTTGATGGCGTCGAACTGGATTTCACTATTCCGGCTGGCAGGGGCCCGGTCATCGAGGGGGACTATAACCCGGCCACAGCGTACGTCCTTGACGACGCAGTGCTGTATAACGGCTCCACCTTCATCGCGCTGGGCCCCACCACCGGTAATGCGCCGCCGACGCTCCCAACCACCAGCAACGCCTATTGGCAGCTGCTGGCTCGGCAGGGAATTGATGGAGCTGGTACTGTCAACAGCGTCGGCGCTGGCGCTGGAATTTCGGTAGACAGTTCCGATCCGACTGCGCCAGTCGTCAGTGCTCCCACCCTTGTCGCGGGTCCCGCGTCTGTGACGAACGAGCGCCTACCCGTTTTCGACGGCACGACTGGAAAGCTTGTTAAGGCGACGCCGGTCTCGGTTGACGGTACGGGAAATATGGCCGGGCTCGCGGCGCTGGGGCTGAGCGGCGCGATTGTTCAGGCCGGCGTCAACCTGAAGGCAATCCGACACATAGGGCTTATTGGGTCGACGTCGACGGTTTACTCAACATCTGGCCAAGTTCTGGTCTCGGGGCAGGCTCAGGCATACACCGCGCTTTCTGCCACCTCGAGCCTGCTGGTTATTGCTCAACTGCAGACGGAAATATCGCGAACCGGCGCCAACGGCGGTGTTGGGTCTGAGGTCACCCTCTATCGGTACAACGGCACGGCTTACGTCGCGTTCGGCGTCCTCCTGGGGCAGGAGCTTGGAAGCGCGACCGTGACCGGCGAGACAATCAGAAATGCCGTGACGTTGGTCGGCGTCTTGACGGCGGCGGAAAAACGCTCGGACAACCCGACGCAATGGGCGATCAGCAGCTATTTCCAATCGCTATACGCGGGGTGCTTGGCCGCGGTTTACAACCATCGCTTCTATGTTGTGGAGTTTGAGCCGTGAGCCATTATCTGATGAAGGCTGCAATGCAGGTGCTTGGCCGGGACGATGTCGTTCTGGTTGATGGTCGGGCCACAACGGGCAAGGTCAACCCAAAGAATCTGTCAGCGCCGGTATTCGTATCCGCGACAAAGCAGGCTTTGATTGAAGCGCTGGCCGAGCGTCTGCGGTCTGAGGACAAAGCCAATACCGCCTGGGAGGCGTTTAGGCATGAGCGCGACCGGCTGCTTGCCAGTTCTGACTGGACGCAGTTGGCGGACGCGCCGATTGATCAACAGGCTTGGGCGGTCTATCGCCAATCGCTTCGCGACTTGCCCGAGGCGGTATCCGATCCTGCAGGGATGGTCTGGCCGGAGCCACCAGGCCCGACTAGCTCCTCCGATCGGAGCTAGTTGCCGAACATGCGCTTGGCGCGCAGCACTAGGTCCTGCAACAAGGTTGGCCTCATCCCCATCAATTCACGGCCGGCGGCGGTCAGCGAGTAAACATCGTCAACGCCCCACCCTCCCGATGCAATCCGCTTCAACAGGCCGCGCAGTTTCGCCTCGCGGATTTCATCCTCGTACCGGTGCGCGTCCATCTCAAATATCGAGATGAGCCCATCCGGTGCAGCCATTCGCATTAGATCCATGCATTGAGGTGAGGTCGTCATTTCGTGGCCCTCGTCCATTTGCGACCAAAATAAACGCAGTTGCAATCAGCGTGCAACTGCAACCTTGGCCGATGTATCCGATCTCGAATACGCCAGTTATGAAGTGGCTTTTTCCGTTAATTTATCGCGGCGAAGAGAATTGAGGAAAAACGTCAGCCAAATAGCGCCAAAGAGTGTCCAAACTGACGCGGAAATGATGCGGGACGTGTAGCCTCCATCCGAAATGTCAGCCGTTTTCGCTTTGATGTATTCCGCCCATTTCGCATACTGAGGCTGCGCGGCCTCACCCGTTTCCGAGAGCGCTCTAAGGTTGGCCAAGGCGCCTTCAATCACTGCCGACAGTGACCCAGCGTTGCTGTCAGTTACTGTCAAGACGGTTCGGTAGTCCCCTTCGCGGTATATATCGACCCCTTCAGGCAAGTCACTTGTGGCGCTGACTACAGCGCCGGCCAATCCAGGAGGATGAGAAAGGTCAAGCTTCGCGGTAAAGACGTGGGGATTTAATGTTGCCGACACGAAGTAGAATGCCGCTGCTGCAACTGGCCAAAGGACCAGTAGGAACCAAAATCTCTTCAAAGAGTCGATGGCGAACTCTGAGGTGAATCGCTCTGCCTGCGAATGCGTCATTTGGTTTACCCGTTCTTGATGCTCGCACCTTTGTAAAGATTATCATCGGCCACGCAACGCCTGCCTCCTACCGTTCACCCGTGGCTTCACCGCGGCAAAGCTGCTGGGTGGAAAACTACCCCTGCCACCCGTTCCCCTGTCCCCAGACTTCGATGGTCTCCCGAGCCCCATCAGGTATGAGTTTCGACCAGAATTGGTGCTAGGATGGCGGCCCAAGTGCGGGTGGTATCGGGTCGGAGTGAACGGGGAGCAACGGTAGCGCAGAGTCGCTAGAACTGACAGCAGGTGTCACCGCGTCGCTCGCGCTATTCTGACTCTCGGTCTCAATGTGGGAGATTTCGGAGACGCTGCTCTGGATCATGTTCTCGTTCGCGCCGGAGTCCGCTTCGGCCACGAAACAAGTAGGGCTGCTAATTGGAACGCCGCTAACTGTCGATTGGAGGCACGTTTCTGAGGGCTGTGCCTTTACGGGACTTGCGATAAAGCCGAATGCCACAATGCCGACAGACAGAACCAGGGGTTTCATGTGCGTTACTCCCTCATCGCGACGAGTGTGACGCAGCCACACTAATCGCGCCAAGGGCAATCTTAATACATCATTAACTACCGGCCAGCAGGTCTAGTTAGTTAGGAGTCGTAGGGACTTGGAGTGAGGCTAGTCCCCCAACACCTTCGCCAGATTGCTCCTGCCCCTCGGCTTGCGCTCAACGGCGTCTGACGGCTCTGCCTCGCGAACTGGAGCCGGCGCCGCTGCTTTCACTGCCGTGACCGAATTCACCGGCACCGTCACTGGATACCCATAGTGAGGTATTCGGATAGTCATCTCTGATCCGTCTTTCGAAACCAGAGACACTGTGGCCTCGATAACCACTGTGTCGCCTTCCTTGATCTTTGCCATCACCACATCCTCCGGCTGAGCCAGGGGGATAACGATCATCATCGGATCTGCGTTGCGGCGCCTATCGCCTGTCGGGTGTTTGGGGCGTCACGATTGCAAAGCCGCACGCCGCCAGCTCGTTCTCTATGGCGAGGGCATCCAGATCGCCGAACATCCGGTCACCGGTATCGACCGTCGCATAGTAGGTCCAGCCGGTTTGATACTTCGGCGGGATGGCGGATTGTGGCGACATGGGAAGCACCAGCAGATCGCTCTGCAACTGCCCTTCGCTTCGGGTGATGAAAACATTGACCTGCATTTGACGATCCTCCCTCCGGGCATTCTGCGCCGGCGCGATTGACAGTGCAATTGACCGAGATCAACGGAGGCTGGTGCTGCATCACGCGCCAATCAGCGCATAGCCTCGGCACCCTATCTCTGCCTCGATACGCAGTCTTTTGGAACGCAAGAGCCGATCGTCGGTAGTGGCCGTGGCCAGCTCGCGCCAGTGCATGGTCCGCAGGGATATCGGTATGGTCCCAGCCACGCCGAAGGGCAACACCAGCAATGGTGTCTGCTGGTCGTCGACGCCGTCTCTAACAAACACGTTGACCTGCATCTTCATATCCTCCGGCCCTTTACGTGGCCCTTGAATGCGTCGCCGCAATGGCCGCGCCGATCACTCCCTCGTTTGTGAAACCCGACATCAATGGAGACCATCATGGCCAAGGGGAATTTCCCTCCGGCGCTCGCTGACGTGCTTGTGCACGAGGGCGGTTACACTGCCGATCGGCGCGACCCAGGCAACTGGACGGGCGGCAAGGTCGGCCGTGGCGAGCTCAAGGGGACCAAGAAGGGCATCGCCGCGGCGTCCTATCCCCAGCTCGATATCAAGAACCTGACCGACGCCAAGATCGCCGAGATCTATGAGGCCAATTACTGGCGGAAGATCCGGGGCGACGAGCTGCCGGCAGGCGTCGATCTGTCTGGCTTCGACTATTCGGTCAACAGTGGCGTGTCCCGCTCGGCCAAGGATCTGCAGCGCGTGCTCGGCGTCACCGTCGACGGCCGCATTGGACCGGTCACCATCCTGGCCGCGCGAGCGCAGGACGCCCGAACCATCATCAAGGGCCACTGTGCCCGCCGGATGAGCTTCCTGCGATCCCTGGCCATCTGGAACACTTTCAAGAACGGCTGGTCGACCCGTGTCGCCAAGGTCGAGGCTAAGGCCCTGTCATGGGTCAGCAGCAAGGCCCAGCTCGAGGCCGATGCCAAGGCGGCCAAGGACAAGGCAGCTGCGCAGGCCGGCGGGGCTGTCGTGGGCACTGGTGGCGGCGTTGGCGTCGATCAGGCGCCGGACCTGGCCGGACTGCCCGTATGGGCCATCGTGGCCGTCGTGGCGGCCATCGTCGTGCCGCTGATCATCCGAGCCATCATCAATGCTCAACGCGCTTCGGCGCTCAACGCTGTGGCCAAGGAGGCCTAACGCCATGCTCAATCGCATCTGGGAAACGCTGGTTCGCTGGCGGACGTATTTCCTCAACATCATTCTGGCGCTGCTGTTCATCGCGCCCGAGGTGCTGAACTCGCCCGAGATCCTCGCCATCATCCCGGCCGAGTATCAGCGGTGGTTCCTGGTGGCAGCCTTCCTCGCCAATATCTGGATGCGCCCGCGCGCCGCTGCGGTGAAGAGCGACCCAGAGGTCCAGGTCCGCGAAACCATCAAGGCTGCCGATGGACCAGTTCGGGTGATGGTCGAGGAGGCCGGCGAGACCAAGGCGATCATCCGTGCTTAGCGCCATCCTCAATTGGCTGGGCGGCGGGATCGTGAAGCAATTCACTGACCCGCTCCTGGCAGCCTATCAGGCAAAGCTCAACGCCAAGAGCGACACCGACAAGCTCGATGCGGAACTTACCATCCAACGCATCGAGGCCGCACGCGATATCGCATTGGCCGAAGCGGGCCGGGCATGGTCGGCGACGTCGGTCGGCCGCTGGCTGATCGTGGTGCCCTTTGGCCTTTGGTGGTCGGCGATCTACCTGGTGCAGATCATCAACCCATGGTTCGGCCTCGATCTGGTCGTGATCGACGTTCCCGCGCGGATCCACGACATGGCCTTGGTGCTGGTCCCGGCCATCGTCATTGCCGATGCCGGCGCCTTCGCGGCCCGATCTCTACGACGTTAAAGCGAGCCCGGGAAACGCGCCACCACGCTTTCCGGGCTCTGACCATCACTCCGAATAGGATCGGCTTAATGGCTATTGACCACCCTGCATTTCAAAACCTTGAGGGCGTGTGAAGATGACGATCGACTCCGCCGTCAACATGCCCACCATTGTCACCATCATCATTGCCACCATTGGGGCTGTGGCCTGGCTTATCCGTATGGAGGGCAGGGTCAATTCCTCAGCCAAGGACGTGGACGATCTCAGCAAGCAGATCGGCGCCATAGACGCCCTGGTCATGCTCCACCATTCCCAATTCCATCAGTATCAGCTCGAGGCCGCCGAGAAGTACATGACGCAGGCCGCGTTCGGGGAGATCAAGCGGGAGATCGTCTCCGAGATCAACCGCATGGAGGGCCGGCTCGAAGCCCAGATCGAGCGCGTTGGGAACAAGTCCACATCGCGGCGCACCACAGGTCAGTCGTGAAGCTCTCCGACCTTACTGCCATCCTCTCCCGCGTCGGCCGTGATCATCCTGACCTCGTCGCAGACGAAAAGGTCAGACGGTATATCCTGCTGGTCGTGGAAGAGGGGAGGCAGCTGCCGGCGGAGAAGGCGCCTAATGGCCGTCAGTCATTGAACTGAAGTCCGACGCTCATCCCGTCGCGCCAGACGATGCGGCAAGGCTGCATCCGATGGTCGGGTAGCAGCAAGTAGAAATCTTCTGGCAAAGCGAGATCTGGGTGTACCGCAACGCGCGCACCGGTATTTGTCATGTCGAGCACCGCGCCATCAAGGCGCGTCATGCCCGCATCGAGTACGATGGTGGCGATCAGATCTACTCGTTCTCGCTGCAGCAATCTACGTTCTTGCATGGTCGTAGCTTAGCTGCTGGAAACTACTGATCCGCTCAGCAAAACCGTAAACATTTAGCGACCGCGTCCGGGCGGGTACTCAAGGCGTTGCTGGCTCCTTACTTTCTGAGAACAGCATTGCCGGCTATGGCGACCATGCTGGCGCAAAGTCTCTAGGCCCTCGATGACATGAGTAGCCGGGCGGGGTGCCATGGTCACCTCCCCTCAAATGAGGGGGTTTCAACTCAGGACAGTCGCAACGACGCGGCTATTCAAAACACTCAGCTACGCATCCCTGGCAATGATCGTTGACGCCCGCGCAGATGTATTGGCACATGTCGGAATGACCCCCGACGAGGCCGATCAGCACATAATTAAGTCCCGACGTTTCCTTGCGGACTGGATAGCCGTGGGGGCGGGGAGCGAGATCGAGGATGTACTGAAAATGGTCAGCGAAGAGATATTGATCCTCGAAGCGCTGGCGGAGGAGTATCCCGGAAAGGTGGACAGGGTCATCGCCCTGGCCATGGAATGGATCGAGTTCCAAAAAAGACTGAAGAAGCAACTCAACTGAGATTCTCCACCTCGCCGCACCGCCCGCGCGGTTCCTGGATGTGATTTGTTCTCATTCCGTTCCCGGTGCTAGCGATATCCGCCTCGGGGGTGGAATCGATGGCGACACTGAGAGAGATGAAGGAGAGAGGCGACCGGATCGTCTTCTACTGCCGCGCCGATGTGGCGATGTGCACCCACAGTTGGCAGCCCTCGTGGGATCAGCTCATCCAATATTTCGGACAGGACGCAGACTTCACCCTTGATCGGTCAGAGTTCGGCCGGCTGGTTTGTGAAAATTGCGGCGGCCGGGGCGCTAAGATCATCGTACAGCCACCCGAGGGCACAACGGGCATGGGCGGCGGCTACGGCTATGATCACGGCCCGGGTCTTTCCGTGGAGGAAGCGGCGCTCGAGCATCACGCCAGAGCGGCAGAGCGCAAGCGCCTGGGCATCAAGAGCAACGCCGAACTGAACGCCGAGAGCCGCGCGGCCCTGAAGGCGGCGAGACTGGCGGAGCGGAAGGGTGAGCACTTCATTGGCCCACCAAACCCTTGGGCGAACCGAAAGCGCGGCCGATGGCTATAGCGAGTTGATCAGCGGCTTCTTGGTGTCGGTGCCTTCATAGCGCGAGTTGTTCACGTCGCGGGCGACGCGATGGAAAGTCAGCAGGGAATCGATCTGGCTGCCGAGCAGCAGGGCCTTCGCGTCATCGTCCTTGAGGTCGGTATCGAGCCAGGCGCCGTAAGTCTCGGTCGGCAAGATAACCGGCATGCGCGTATGGATGTGAGCAATCTCCGGCACGGCCGGAGCGGTGATGATGGTGCAGCTCGTCACGCCCAGGTTGTCATTGTGGGCCCAGAGGCCCGCGAAGCTGAAGCCTTTGCCATCCGGCATCTGCAGGAGCCACGGATCCTTCTTCCCGTCTTCATCCGAGACTGTCCATTCGAAATAGCCATCGGCCGGTATCAGGCAGCGCCGCGACTTCCAGGCATCGCGAAACGCCGGGGTACTATCGGCTGTCTCGATGCGGGCATTGAACAGCGTGGCCTTGGGCACTTCCTTCGCCCAGAACGGCACCAGCCACCATCGGCCCTCGTCCAGCTCCATCTCCCCGGTCTTGTCGAGGTGGGCGAACTGGACGGTCTGGGTTGGGGCGATATTGTACCGCGGCTGCATATTGGTTGCCGGCGGGCCCTTGTCGTGGATGCTGTAGAGGGCGTGCAGCTCCGCCCAGGTCATCTCATTAGTAAAGCGTCCGCACATCAGTCAAAGCCCTCGATCTCGCGAAGCTCGCCCCATTCCCGGCGCCATAGCGAGCGGTCCTGGATCGCGATCACAACGCGATTGTAGGCCCAAAGGTAGCAGAGGCTGTCGGCCCTGCGCAAAGCTTCCTCAACGGGGTAGGGGCCTTCAAGGGCAGCCTTGACCTTGTCGCCCTGGGTGATCCAGTCCGGCCAGTAGATCGAAGCGACAACTTCGCCGAACTCGATGCCGGCGGCGGAGAATGCCACCTCGTCGCTGCCAATGCCCACGATGATCGCGTCGAGCGCGACTTCATCGTCATCGGTCGTCCACTGATAGGGGCCAAGCATGCCCCACGCTTATGGGGATTCGGCGCGGGGCCTTAGGGGCCGCTGGGCGGTTTCCCCGGATTTGCGTCGGCGGCTATCTTTTCAGCGATGCGCTGAAGCCTGGCGATGAAGAAACGCCCGGGCGCAGCCTGCGTCATCTCTGCCCCCGGGCGCACTGACGCTAGGAGGTCATCCTCTCAGCATCGGGTCAGGGCCCTCCTGCAGGGCTGGATCTGACGACGGCGAAACGGCCAGGGGGAGGGTTGGTTCCGCCGTTCCTGTCGACCTGATAGGCCGTGCGGCATCAGTTCATCTTCTGGCCCACCCGTCTCGCCAGCGCCTTCCAGCGCCGCACAAGGTCTCCAACGCTCAGCGCCTTTTCGGGGTACTGCGCGATGATCTCCTGGAGGATCGCGACCTCCTCCCGCAGAAGCTTCAGCGTCTGCTCCGGCATGACGTGTTGGGCAGCCATCTGCTCGTATTTCGCCAGAGTGTTTCTGGAGAGCACAATTCGGGAATTTGTGAGTTCGTCGGCCATGGTGGGAACATCGTTCGGCGCGCGCATGGCGTCAACTGGACGGCGGGACGTCTAGTTCAGCTTGTTTCTCAGGCTGCTCTGAAGCGCAGACCACTGAGCCACCAGGCCTATGATCTGATTGATTTTGCCCGGATGCTCTTCAGCAATGGCTGCGAGCAAGTCAATTTCCTGCTGGAAGATGGGATGTTCATCTACAGGCCATTGGTGCGTTTCAATCATCTCCCGGAACTGTTTGAGCATAGTCCGGCTCTGGATGATACGATCGTCAGCTTCTGCAGGGTCCATGGCCGGAACATCGTGGAAGGTGCGGCCGCCGTCAACGGTGCAATCGATGATGCGGCTCCTTACATTTCGGACGTGTGCGCGCAGCCGCAGCCATACCGCGAACGCAAGAATGGCTAA